TGAGTAAGTTTGATAACACGTGGAATTTACGAATTTTTGGTAGTGATATGAACGAAACATATGTAAAGGAAAATATAAAAGGGAATTATGAATTTATTAACATGGGTATTAATGACCTGATTTCACCAGATGCTTATAGTCTATTACTTCAAAGCAAACAATTTTGGAACAACATAAAAGAAGAACACATTATCATATTCCAGACAGATTCATTCATAATAAATAATGATTATGAAATACCAACAAAGTATCCTTACTTAGGTGCACGATACGGGTATTATAATGAGGATAACGAACGTATCGATGCGGTTAATCCGATAAAAGGTAATGACCCTATGTGTGGGGGGTTTTCTTATAGACAAAAATCAGCAATGATTGATTGTATAAATAATGTTACAAATGATGATATTATACAATATAGGTCGTCTAATAATTTAATTAATGATTTATTTATTAACAAATTTATTATACCAGAAGATGTATTTTTTGAAAACGCATTAACTATATTGGGTTACCCTTCGCCTTCACATACAGTTCAAGACGAATCAGCAAAATTTTGTGTTAATCATCAATGTCATATTTATAACATTAACCCATTATCTTCTTTCGGTATTCACCCATTTGATAAATTTCCAAAACCGGATATTGATTATATATGTGGAGAATTACTTAAGAATATAACATAATTAGTTTGTATTTACTAATATACACCTTTGAATATTTAAGTTCGCACAAAATAATTATAAATTATAATTTACTTAAATATTATTTATGTAAATTATACAGCAACCATGCGATTGAAAAGTGAATTGTATAAAAAAGAACAAGATGATATTACTGATAAAATTATTAGCATATTAGATTTGGAAAATAAAAATACCTATACGCTATATGAATTAGACCAAAATACTGAAATACAAACTCAAATAATGAAACTCATACCAGAGATACGAAAATGGTTCTCATTTAATAACATGAAAGCAGTTGGAGAACCAGAACGAATTAAACGCCCTTGGTTGTCTATTATTAAGAAATTAATTCAATCAAAATATTCAATTGAAAGTAAGGGGTTTCATTTCAAAAAGGAAGAAAAATGGTTAATGACCCAACAATATATATTCACGAAACTTTAGGAGAAATACTGAAAATAAATATATTCGTAAGAAATCTACTTAAAATAATATCTTTACATAGTATATAGAATGGAAAAGGCGAAAGAGAAACCACCAGAGTTTTTCAAATCCGTTAAAACCTCACTCAAAAGTGTATTGAAACACCCTGAAATTAATACCAAATTACTTAATGATGCTGTTGTTAAATCAAACAAAATCGTTATTCATACCTTACAATTTCTCAAATTGTATTTATTGGATTATTATGAAAACCATTCACAAACATTACCAGTCATTAGCAAAGAACTTATCAATAATTCTATGAAAGTTGTTTGTGGCGATAAAACGGAAAAAAGAGGAAAACCACCAAAAAAGGAAACGGTTGAAATGAAGGACAAACTTACCATTTTTTACAATCATCATTATTTACCACTTACCCAAAATGACCCAATTGATTATGCTGGACTAAATACTACATTAGATTATTTGAAAGAAGATGTTATTACGATGTATGAGAATAACATTCAATTACACTATGTAGAATATGTGGAACGATTTGTTAATGTTGTTTGGAAAAAGAAAATGATAGTGGATAAAATACGAAAATTAGGGAAAACTCAAAAAGAGCGTGAAACACGAGTAAGAAACCTATGTACCGAATTACGCAAAATCAAAAAGGATTTATTGAATGTTGATGGAAAACCATACCAATCCAATCCACATTACCATAAATGGATTACCATCAACAAACAGCACATTCTACCATGCAGAACCAAGTTTGAGAAAAATAGCGTTATGTATGATTTGAAATGTAAAACGATGGAGTATTTACCATGTATGATTTTTATGATGAAGCAAGTGGAAAACGATGGCGAAAGTGTAAATAATGTATTTCCTTTACGAAGTGAAATCGCACCAAAATACATACGATTAGATACAACTACATTAGTCAATTTGTTATTGAGAAAGGAACACGGAACAAAGGGTTTTTTCAAAACAAAGGGAGAACTGAAAAAGAATGAGGACAAGATTTGGAAGTTCTTTTTTAGAACAGAACGCAAGATGTTTCATAAAACTGATTTTTCGTTTCATCATATGGTTTCCACAGATGGAATTGGGTTAAGTATTTTGTTTTTACGAGATGATTTAGTGGGTAAGAAATTACCTATGATGAAGAAGGGAATATCAAAAGAGTTATATATTAATGAATTAGATGATTATTCTGCCTTACGAGATAAAACAATTGTTGGGATTGATCCAGGTAAAGACGATTTGGTTTATTGTGTTGATGACGCTTCAAGTGATGCGAATGTATTTCGGTATTCACAAGACCAACGCAGGAAAGAAACCAAGATGCAAAAATACAATAATATTATTTTGGGTATGAAAACCAATAAGATTGAAGGGAAGACCATCATAGAATATGAAACTGAACTATCACATTTCAATCGTAAATCATTACAAATTACCAAATATAAGGAATACCTACAAGAAAAGAATAGAATAAATCACATATTATTTATGTTTTATCGTAAGGAATTATTCCGTAAATTAAAGTTTGGTAAATATATCAACATCAAACGCAACGAACAAAAGATGATTTGTAATTTTAGAAAGATGTATGGTAATCCAGAAGATGTCGTGATTTGTATAGGAGATTGGGAACAGCGAAAACAAATGAAATACAAAGAACCAACATTAGGAAAGGGAATAAGAACTTTGTTTAGAAAAAATAACTATAAGGTGTTTTTGGTAGATGAGTTTAGAACCAGTTGTAAATGTTCCAAATGTGATGGAGGTGTATGTGAGAAGTTTATGGTAAGAAAACACCCAAACAAAAAGAAAAACAAAGATGAGTTGCGGTTAATGCACGGACTTCTACGCTGTAAGAGCGGTTGTGGGTCGTGGAACAGAGATCGCAATGGTTCATCAAATATCTACAAAATAGCAAAGAATGCAATAAATAACATAGAACGACCAAGTTATTTATGTAGAGAAACAAGTAATCAAAGCACTTCAACGAGTGCTTATAACCAAACTTTATGCAGGTATGAAAAGACCCAACGTTGAACCTTAATTTGTACTTTTTGTGCGAACCTAAATGTTAAACGGTATAAAAGTAATTCTTTAACATATAATAATACACTTATGACTTATTATATGTTACCCAAGACGCCACAAAATATATGTGATCACATAAATATCGAATTTATTGAAGATGAACCCGAAACTATTATTTCTTTTTCTTTGTCTAACTATTTATCCAATGTAAAAGAAAAAATAACAGAGGTTGAACGGGTTTGGAGTAACTACAAGAAATATACAAATCCTTATGAATTTATACATACTGTTATTCCCGGTAAGCACAAATCAATCTGTAAATATAAACCCCTTTCTCGTTCCTATTTTAAAATGCACGAAATATTAAATATTTTTAATTTACACGTAGACCCACACCCAATTCAAAGTTTTCATTTGGCAGAAGGTCCCGGAGGTTTTATCGAATCGTTATTAAATATTCGTAAAAATATCAAAGATAAATATTACGGTATGACTATCATTGACGAAAATGAAGATGATTATAATATACCATCGTGGAAAAAATCTAAGGCGTTTTTAAAAAAAAATCCTAATGTTAAAATCGAATACGGAGCAACACAAACCGGGGATTTATTAAATATTGATAATTTTAATCACTGTTATGAAAAATATGGGGGGTCTATGAATATCGTAACCGGTGACGGAGGGTTTGATTTTTCCGAAAATTTCAATAACCAAGAAAATCAAATTGTAAAACTCTTATTTGGACAAATTTGTTATGCCCTAATTATGCAAAAAAAAGGGGGGTCGTTCGTACTTAAAATATTTGACTGTTTTCTACAACATAGCATTGATTTATTATATTTATTAACTGCATTTTATGGTAAAGTATACATTGTAAAACCACATACCAGCCGGTACGCTAACTCTGAAAAGTACATTGTGTGTAAAAACTTTAATTTTACGGGTAATGTTTATCAACTATTGCACGAACCATTCAAAACATCGTTGAATAATAATCATAATATTAAACGCTTCTTGGATATCGACATTTCTTCCTATTTTTTAAATAAGTTTCAAGAATATAATGCGATTTTTGGACAACAACAATTAGAAAATATTGCACAAACATTATATTTAATCTATGATAATGATAACAAAAATGACAAAATTATTAATTATATCAAAAATAACATACTTAAATGTATCCAATGGTGTAATAAATACAATGTTGAAACCAATGTTATTCCTGGCATTTTACCATATCATAGCGGTTCATAGCCACACGTGTTGCAATATGTAAATGTCATACCATAAGGCCCATCTTCTTTTTCCTCTATGTAATTGTGTCCGGGTTCACTATTTTTACACGTTTCTTTTATTTGATTCTCTATTTTTATTATTTGACGCTGTATTATATTGTATTTTTTTAGTAATTCTTCTTTTTCCTGCACTAATCTACATTTTTCTTTTTTCAATTCATCCATTTTATATATTTGTATAGTATTTACAAATATATTATATCATATTACGTAATGTTCGTACATAACAACAACGTTTGGTTGATTCTCCTAAAACAAATACAGGTGTGCGTTTTATAGGATAACCGATCTTATCCTTTTCTGTGTACCCTGGACTGGGTACACCATACGCCAATGCATTTGCTACTGCTGGACCAAATGCGGTATTATATGCAACACTCGAATTTGTAATCGAATTATATTTCAATCGGGCAATGCGCGAACTTGATGATACCGCACCCTGTGAGCCATATTGAGGATTGTTTGGTTTATAATGCACTTCTATATATTTGGGTTTTAATCCAGGATTAAATGAAGATAAATATGTAGATTGTGTTGTTATTGTACTACTAATAATATTTGTCGGGTAATTACCGCTTAATCCCAATGCGCTAGTTAAAAATGCACTTGATATATTTATTCCAAGAATATAATGACCAACTGTTGTACTCGTCGGTAGAACCCACGTGGTGATTGTATCACCGAATTCATCTTTCGGTAGCTCATAGCCGTTTGATTCACTATATGTATTCGCAAAACCACTCGACGGTATCGATGTGCGAAATTCTATTTTTTGTTGAGCACGATTGTAGCCAATATCCATAAATGTTACCTTAATATTTCCATTTTTCTTAACTATATAATGGGAATTCGCTATCATCGCATTTTGAAATATATTATTTATATCTATAATATCATATTCACCCCTGGGTATCGTTACTGTACGAGCATCCTGGGTTGGCGTAGCTGGTGCAGTTGTATTCCACCAATAATAAGTAAATGATGCTTCTTCCGTAAAACTGAATTTACATTTCGTCACTCCATACGACGAGTATATATTTTGCTGAGCCGCACTTGTTCCAGGTACCGCTGTGGCATCACCCTGTCTAATAACAGCATATTGATTTTGTTTAAATGTTTTAGCCCGCTTCTCTAAATATTGATTCGTATTTGTAAAATATGTATTTTTCGGCATACCACTACTACGAAGACGACGTTTTGCATCATTTTCTTTTGAAAAACATACTCCTCCTGAGTTTAATCCACCATTTTCACTTTTTAATTCTATATAGTTGAAATCTTTGGTTCCCTGTAATCCATTACACGTTGCCGAACTCGAATTAATATGAGTGAACCCGGGTACTCCCATCGAATTTGTAGAAGCAGACGTACGTTCACCACACCCTGATAAATCCAATTCACGGCGATATAATTTTAATGGGGTTGCTTTAAACATATTCCCTGAAAATCCTCGATTTTTCTTTTTAACACTAACTACTTCATTAAATGTTCTCCCCTTCCAGGGTATGATTATATTTGGTTCTGCTATCATTATATTATATGAATATATAATATAATGAAAAAAAATAATCTGGAACTCGATTTAATTATTTACGTATTTTTAATTTCGTTGTTTATATTTATTTTTATAATTAACTACTCAACTGTTGAAAACTATGGTAATCTTCCAAAACCAAATAAAGACGACGAAATTCTAAAAGAGATTAACAATCTCAAAAATGATTTGACAAATGTTAAAAAAAGTGTTGAAACTTCTACGTCAAAGAGTTTAAATAAATCAAGACAACTATTTTGCACGACCAATTATGATGATAGTAAAGACAAAAAATCAAAACGCCAGAAAATGTTAAATAACACTTGTCAAAATTATGCAAATCATTATAAATGGGATAAAAAACTATTACAAACATCTCAATAGTGTATATATCAAATGTATCCGGATTTTATAATTATTGTACCGTATAGAGATCGCGAAATTGACAAACACATATACTTAAATTATATGAAATGTATACTTGAAGATGAATCCAATTATGAAATCTATTTTATTGAACAATATAATGATCTTCCATTTAACCGAGGGGCAATGAAGAATCTTGGATTCAAGAAAATAAAGGAAAATTATCCAGAAACATATAAACACATAACCATTGTATTTCAAGACGTTGACACCATTCCTTACAAAAAGGAATTAGTTACATTTACGACTACACCGGGTATTGTAAAACATTTTTATGGTTTTAGGTTTGCTCTGGGGGGTATGTTTTGCATAAATGCCGGCGATTTTGAACACGTCGGTGGGTTTCCTAATTTTTGGTCTTGGGGATTTGAAGATACCGCATTAAATAAACGGTGTAGTCGTAAAAATATACATATAGACAGAAGTATTTTTTTTAAGTCGGGTTCAAAAGAATTTCTTCAGTTTAGTATAATAAATGGACACGATATCAATTTAAAAAACTTGGAAAAAACTTCTAATAACAATGGTGATACCTGTAATGATATTATAAACATTGTTACAAATAATCAAGAGGATTTTTCACAACCAATAAAATACCGCAATTATTTTATAGATTTTAACACACGCCAAAATTATAATCCAATACACGAAAAACTTACTGATATGTCAAAAAAAAAATTCTTTTTTGATAAATCTAATAATATTAAAGTAATGGCAAGGAAAAAAATGTTTGTACCTACCCCCNACAAATAATTAGAATTACAACTATATAAACATTATTGTTTATATAATATAAGTTATGAATATTGTATTATATATGGATTCATTTAAAGATGATTATATAAATTTTTTAGATACGAAAGAAAATATGATTACAAATGGTCATTTTACAAAAATAATTTATTCAAATTCGGTATTTTCAATGAATGGTCTTTACTTCTTTTTTCCAATTGATATAAAGGAAATTAATCATAATTATAATAAAACATTTGTTAAATTTGATATATATCAAGATATTAATAATAAAATAATTAGGTATTTGAGTGATATTGAATCATCATTGCTTAGATTATATGATACTGGAAAAAATAAAATTCACAAACCTATATTTAATCAACAACTCCGGTCGGGATATGTTAAAATACACACTAAGGGTGTACTTAACAAAAATAGCAAATTCATTGTTAAGTTGTCGGGATTATGGGAAAACAATAATGAAATTGGTATCACGTATAAAATCATAAACATAACAACCGATTATTCCTTATAATAACGATTAAATATTGTCTGGGGTATTAATAATCTTTTATTTTCTTCCAATTTCTTTGCACACTTGTTTATCGTAACTTCACTTACTCCGCAAATGGTTTTAATATCCTTTTTACAAATCGTCATATTTACAACCTGTGATACGAAAAATATTATGCCCGCTGCAATCGCNTGGGGTATATTATTTGAAATAATGTCCATTACTTCCAATTTTTTTGCAACAAATTTACACAACATTATATTTTCCTTTGAAAAATTTAATTTGCTACAAAAACGATCAATGAATGACATTGGGGTTATATTTTGTAACGTCGTTTGTTCAGCCGGTAACTTATTTCGTTCTATATTATTTAATATATTCACTGCCATTGAACACCCACTTGTTGCCGCTGCATTATCCAACTTAAATATATTGGCAATCTCGTGCGCATTACGGGGACATCCATTTAGTCTACACGAAATATAGAGAGAAGCTGCTTTAATACCATCACGATTTAACCCCCTAAACATTTTCTGTTCGGAAATATCTTTGTGGATAACCATTGCACAGTCTATAAATATCTTAGGTACACCCGCATTATGTGCCATAATTGTAATAAACTGGAATTCGTCATACAATGCCTTTTCTCGATGAGGCATTGCCTGCCAAGATGCCCATTTACCAATCTTACGCATTTCAAACGAGGATTTATGGTTTGTCATTACTTTACAACCAAACGATGATTCTACTAAAAGCGGATTAATTGGATTACCGCAACGGGCAGGGTCTTTTCCATTTCGATCATCATTTCCGTAATATGACCATTCGGGTGAAAAATCTAATACATCCTTATATACAATTCTACAACTCGGATTAATGCACGTTGGAAAATCATGATCCATTACCATTAATTCGGAATTGCATTTTTCACAAATGTTATACGTTTTACTATTATAAACACATTCTACTTCAACCTCGTTTATCGGGGAAATTGTAACATTTTTATCACTGTCAAATATATTCCATAAACGAGACTTATCAAAATCACTATAATTTTTTTTTACTCGCTTTGTTCTATTTAATGTTTTTTGATGTGACACTGGTGCTATTTCATATTCCATATTAATATACTATTATAAATGTAATAGTATATTTAAACCAATTCAATTTTTTATTTGAAACTTACTTTTTTCTCTAATTTGTCAAACATTGATTGATTATATATTAATTTTCCAGTTGGTTTATAATCCTTTGTTGATGTAAAATCACTTGCTATTTTCTTATTTTCTTCTGTATTTATTTCCATTTCTTCCTCTTTTTCCTTATCTTCTTCTATTATTTCACCCAAATGATTTATTTTTCGTCCGGTGGATTTCTTAAATTCTTCTCGTACATACGCAGGTATCCACTTTTTCCACGATATAAATAAGTTATTGGGATGCATGTAATTTACAAAAAATCCATTTGATTCTAATTCTTTTACCAAATACGACAAACAGTCAGACTTATCGTATATGGGTTCTCCAAATATATATTCAGGAACATTAAACCAAATATATTTATCACCGTTTTTATTCCGACTTGTGATCTTTATTTTTTTATGAATACGATTTAATATTTTATTAAATATAGACAGCTGTTTTAGACTTTTTTGATGATTCGCATGGAACAAATCATCAATGTCTACTTTTTTATTTTCATCCTTCTCATCTGGAAAGAGAAATGACATTGTATATTTATTTACGATAAATTAAACATAAACATATAAACTTATTTTACACAATCATGACAATCAAACATTTAATTATTTCCGGAGGCGGTATACACGGGTTTACTTTTTGGGGTATGATTAAAGAGTGTATGAAACATAATGTAATTGTATATGATAATATTGAAACAATTACGTCTACGTCTATTGGTAGTTTTATTGCAGTTATAATTTCATTAAACTACGACACATCCGTTATTGATGAATATATTATTAAACGTCCGTGGCACGAAACAATACCATTAGGTGTTTATGAATATCTCGAAGCATTTAATAAATGTGGCATATTTGATACATCACTTATTAAAACGATTATGAAACCTCTTTTTGGCGGAAAGAATATATCACTCGACATTACGCTAAAAGAGTTTTATGAGTTCTCCAATATCGAATGTAATTTTTTATGTACAAATGCTTTTAACTTGCAACCCGTTCTAATGAATCATAAAAATTTTCCCGATGAAAAATTATTAGACGTCGTATATTGTTCTGCAAGTATTCCTATTATTTTTCAACCAATTGAAATACAAAATATTCATTATATTGACGGTGGTATAAATGCAAATTATCCTATCGATTTTTTTATTGACAATTATGAAAATGTTAATACAGACGAGATTTTAGGAATTAATAATAATTTATTAGTAGACTCAAAAATAGATTATACTAACCTCATTTCGTATGTTTCGTCATCTCTATTTATTATGATCAATAACCGTGTTTCAAGACATATAAATGCTAAAATTAAATTTGAAATATCATTTCATCCAAGTGTTGAAGATACCTTTGATTTTTCTAAGATGATTTACAATGAATCCGAACGCAACAGAAGTATTCATAAAGGTACTCTTCTGGCAGAAAATCTAATAATATTATATAATGGAAATAACCTCGGGGGTGACACTTCCATTGGAACCACCGATGACACCGACCGACCCAACGACACCAATGAAAAGGAGACAATCCCTTATTGAACAATACAATGAACTCAGTAAAGACCAGGACTTTCAACAAAAAATGACAGTTTCCACTACACTCATTCTTGAAGTGTATCGAGTATTAATGGGTGCTATGCTTATTTTATTTGTGCCCCAAAATTGTGACGGGGAAATGTGCTCTATATCTGCTAATTTTAATAGAGAAGATTCAGGACTTACTAAATCAGCGTTTGCTTTCAATTTATTTACCGTGGCATCATTTTTAGTTCTATATAAAATAGAAGTATCCCGTGAAAATAAAATGATTGATTATTTAGATGTTAATCCCGAACTTCCCCGCGATAATGATGCGGTCAAGGAAGCATTAGAACATTTAGAACCTTCGAAAAAAGAGGAAATATGGACACTCGATGACCATTACCAGAAAGCCGGGTACTTTTCAATGGGGGCATTTTCCGTAAATTCTGTGTTGAGTTCTTATGTCATTTTTTCTAATTTTCTGAATGACAAAACTATTACCGTTTTACTTACTAATTTGTTGTTTATGGGATTGAAAATTAGCGATGTTTTCAAAGTTGTTAATACTGAACGGAATATATTCTTATCTGCTTACCTTACACGAAAAATACAATATAATGATATTGACCCCGACCATTGTCCTATCACACAAAAAGATATTGAATCGTTAACTGACTTAGAATGTATTGACATCACTGATGTTGACACCGAGCAAATGCCGTAAACATTTTTGTAAAATAAATTATTATATTTTATACTAATTTATTGTTCGGTAAATGAATTTACAAATTCTTCTAAATTATTACGCGTAATGCGCGCTTCATAATCAATAATCTTACCTTCACGATTCATTTTAATTGTAGGAAATGAATCAACGTCGTACTTGTTCATCATTTGATTAATTTTACTTTTATCTTCATCAGTACAATCAACATCAAGGCATATTATATTATATCCATTTACGCGTTTTCCGTTTAATGCCGACTTAAAACTATCCCATTCGGGTTTCGCAGTCTTGCAATGAGGACACCAATTTACGTGAAAAAATAGTATTTCTAAATCTATACCTTTGGTATCTGTATTTGCAACATCTTTGAATTGTTTATCCTTTAAATCTTTCTTTACGTATTTATTGTATGCATATAAACCAGTAAACACAAATACCAAAAAGATCACAAATACTATAATGTAAAACATATATGGTTTAAAATACCGATTCACTGTTTCGTAAAAATTACCCATTCTATATAATTAGTATTTATTTAATAAATACTAATAAAACTAATTTTTATATGCACATATTCGGGGTTATGTAAAAAATTGAAATGATTTATTTACATGTGAGTGTGTAAATAAATCATGAAAGTAACAAATACTGACCTACTCAATAATAGATATACATATTCTATTGAAATTCTCGAACAGAATATTGTGGAAAATCATCTTGATGAAAAAATACTTTTGGCAACACAAACGCTCACTCCCGAGTTTTGTGTCAAATACATTTTGGATTTAGATATTGAAGGCGGCGGAGAAGAGACGTATATTTTTGATATATGCTATATATTATCATTTCAAAAACATATAACGGAAAAAGAATTAACGGATTTAATCGATACTGCATAACTTAGTGTCTCCTGGTGTTTCTTGTAATTCTTTGTTTTTTTTTATTTTTCTTGGATTTTCTGTTGACTCTATTGGATTTCTTTTTTCCACCCATCATATCATTATAATAGCCATCATAATTACCAATCGGTTCCAGATATTTTTCCCCATTAAGTAAAGAAATTTTATAATATACTACGCCTTGTTGATTATTCGGTTCATAATTCACTAAATCGCCAACATTTCCATTTCTTAAAATTTCGTCTTCTTCATCATAATTATTAAAACTACGCGGCATTGGTCCATCTAAATCAGCCATCGTAAGTGGTGGCGCGTCTGGTTCTAAATCGGCCATGGTAAGCAGTGGTGGAGTTCTAGGGCCAATATCCGCATAATCTGGCTGAGGATTTATATCTTTACACACATCAACTATATCTATACGACATAAAGGGCACTTAACAGCTGTATTATGTTTACTTTTACACCATTCAATTAAGCAATTCTTATGAAACTGATGCTTACACGGTAAAGTAGGTATATTATCACTCTTATTTACGTCCTCTAAACATATCCCACACGTCTCCTTTATTTTTCGTGTAGCCTTTATCGCTTT